TTGGTGGCCCCTGCTGGGTTTGAACCAGCGACCAAGCGATTATGAGTCCCAATTCGAATTGAGCTAAATCAGCAACTTACTGATTTTTATGTTTTCTCTAAGCCGAATAGTGATGAAAAGTGGCGCATAGCGTTCCGCTCTGCTGCCACTTTGCTGCCAATTTGTTGAGATTGCCATAAGTTCTAAAATCTAGAGAATTTATGTGATAAAAAATTCTATATTGCTATCACAGCGAATCTAATCTATTTTTTTATTTTTCTTATGTTGTGAATAATATTCCTCTGTATAATATTGATATTTAATCAATTAAGAAGTTCCATAGCCTTCTGAGGCTCTGAAAACTTTGATTTCCTCCGCTCATATATTCATTGCATATTTCTATCAAATCATCATCATCTATAGCAAGTATAAACCCTCTGCCATCATTTGCAGTGTCGAGACAGCGTTGCCTAAATAATTTTTTATCTTTTATTGTGCGACATACTAAAATCCCTACATTACCTCTATTTCTAGAAAAACGTCCAGATAGCTGATCTAATTCAGGGTTGGAAATATCAGACGTGTAATTTTTGCACTCCACATAAATTTTAGGGCAAGTATAATGCTGTGAAAGCCAGTTAAAAAATCCATATTTAGCTTCATTGTTATAAGTGATATCTATTCTTTTTCTTCCGTCATGAATTTCATGCTGTTTAGTAGGATAACATAATGATGGATAGAATATTACTGAGAATAATTCCTCAATGATATTTTCATAATCTCCAGCTTGTTTTGCACCGGCTTTGATGGATTTTAAATCATTAAGTAATGGTGCTACATCTACTTTGTCTTTAATTGCTTCCAATTCATTGAAGGTTTCATGAGATAGTGGAGCAGAAGGGTTTCTTTCCTTATGCTGCTTATAATCTTCAAACACCTCAGGACGAAGTAAAGTTTGGTTTATGACTGAGGGTTTGTCACTGCCATACTTATCTTTTAAGCTTTTCTTCGTGACTCGCTTATCGCCACTTTTCAATACTTGAATTAGCGATGAACCATTTTTTAAATGTTCATCCTGCATTTCAGGAAGCAAATAGTGATTGTAGAACTCGTCATATTGTAAGCACAGTCTATGTCTAACCAGTACCTTAGGAACCAATATTACTTTTCCATGTTTTGTCATAGGTAACGATACAAATTTGTTATGCCAGCTTCCTTTATGAGGATCCCATATTGGCCCAGAATCTATGTTAGGTGTTAATTCTACTCCATAATAATCACACATTTCTTGAGTATATCTTATTAAGGGGCCTCTTAATATGTTGCTTACAGCATCAGAAATCATGTCCGTTCCAATACCTGCAATTAATAAAGCAGTATCTTCAAGATCTTTTAATAGCCCGGTTGTGACTGCTTTACTTTGCGTGAGAGCATTCCAAACCGATTGAGCAGAACCAATCCCAAAACCATGCCCACGCGATCTGCCAGATGAGTATCCTAAGTGGAATTCATTTCTTTCATTTAATGAGGCTAATAACTGCTGTGCTTCGATATTTTTCCCAGCCTTGATTAGTTTTAATACTTTGTCAAAAAAACTCTGCAAATGTGAAGCAAGCTCTTGTCCCCAGTTGGAGTCAAGCGATTTGATAGCGCCCGGGTCTAAAAATACTGGTATGTCGGTATCGAGAGGGATATCAACAAAATCAAGATAAGCTTGAGAACGATCTATATGAAAATATTCAGAAAAACGCATAAAAGCTCCTGAAGGTTAAGTGATTTTCATCACAGAAATTATAGTCGCTATTGAGATGAGTAATGAATGAGGTGTATTGATAAGTTTTTCAAATTTTATTGTGTGCGTTTTTTGCCGTTAATTTTTTCCCGATAAGGTAAACTTTAGAAAAAAATATATAACTAGTTGATTTTTTGAATTTAAAATTTTTATAGCTAAATTTTAGTCAAAGGGTTAAGCAAAATCGCTTCTGCCAAATGATCCGGTGCAAAATGTGCATATCGCATTGTCACCTTAATATCCGTATGCCCCAATATCCGCTGTAGAACGAGGATATTGCCGCCATTCATCATGAAATGAGACGCAAAGGTGTGGCGTAAAACGTGCGTCAGCTGCCCTGCAGGTGTCTCAATACCGGCGCGTTGCATAGCCTTTCTAAAAGCCGAGTAGCATGGCTTAAAGATCAACTGTGCTTTCCTGCTGGAGGGCAATTCAGCTTGTAGTTTTTCAGTTATCGGCACCGCGCGATTTTTCTTGCCTTTAGTTTTCACATAGACGATCTGACCGGTGCGGATTTGGTTTCCCTTTAATCCTTCGGCCTCACTCCATCGTGCGCCAGTTGCCAGGCAGATTTTCACAATGGTAGTTAGGTCTTTGGATCGGCTTTTCTCACATTCGGCGAGAAGTATTCTAATTTCCTCAATGGTGAGATATGCCATCTCTGACTCACTGATTTTAAACTCGCGTATGTTCTCTAACGGGTTAGGAGCAGACCATTCATCCAACCGGCGTAGCTCGTTAAACATCGCCCTGAAATACGCTAGTTCTAAATTCACCGTACGCGGCGTTACCATCTTCACTCGACTCGAGCGGGTGATCTTTCCGCTTAACCGCTGCTCGCGATATGACGCGAAAACCTTCGCATTGAATTCGGTAGCCAGTGGATTTCCCATCGCCTCGCATGCGAACGCCATAGTGGTTCGCCGCTTCTCGCCATCCGCCAAGGTGATGCCATGCGTATTGAACCACAATTCAACCAGCTCTATTACCCGGCGCTTATCTGTTTTCTCTCCCAGCCAAGGCTTGTCCTGAGCCTGATCCTTTACAAATTTCTCAAAAGACTGCGCTTCGCCTTTGGTGGCAAATTGGCGGCGTATCCTTTTGCCGTCTCGGCCGTTCGGGAACACCTGAGCTTGCCATTTTCCGTTGGGTAATTTGCTAATCGCCATGCTTTGCCTTTAAAGATACTCAGTGCGGGCAAGGACTTTGCCCAAAACCTCGATGTCATCCGCTTTACACTCGAATGAGGCTTTTCCATTCTCAACGCGAATGCGCCCGCCAGGAAAACGGTAAAGCTCTTTAACGCTTATGAGCTTATCAATCTCGATGAGCCACAGCCCATCAGTGATCTCTGCGGCAGTCATATCAACCAGGTAATTCTGTTTCTCGAAATGTACTAACAGAGGAGCCTCAACATCGCTTGGCAAGAGCTGAGTGTCATATTCAACCCAATCAGAGGATGAAAAGTTCCCATTTGTGATTTTCTTGAGTTCGATCTTGTTGGGTTTTTCATCTTGTTTTGTGATGTTTGAATCACCACGGCCGTACGTCAGCCACTCAAGCGAAGTACCAGTCTCCATAGAGCAGATAAGCACCCAATCAGCTGGAAAGTTCCCGCGCATTATGCGGTTAGCCATGGTGCTCTGAGAAACATTTAAATGGCGGCACAGCGCCTGTCGGGATGAAAAGCCATATGCCTGGACGATGCGTTCAATGGGATCTTTACCACCCTCTGGTAAAGTTGGTGCTTTACGACTCGTAAAATCTTTCGTTGACCTTTCCAATTTGTGATCCTAATATTCACTCGTCGTATCAAGACGTGTTTAATAGTGATGAATAGAGTTGGCTAGAACTCAACAGAGGATAGTGCATCATGACCCGTAAAATTTCAATGCGCCCTTCAATCAACCTCGTGATCTCAGAACCGTATATTACTGTCGAAGAGTTTTGTCGTCGCACTGGTTACAAGGAAGGCACCGTGCGCCAGATGTACCGCGAAAATCGTTTACCTATCCGGAAGAAAGAGGGCGTAAACGGCCTGATCGAAATCAATATGGTTGCTCTAACTATCGAAGCAGCAGCTGGCTGCGAAATCACAATGCAGGGTTGATGTATCCATATTGGGATAACGACAGGGAATAATCATGTTTGATTTTCGTGTTTCCACACATACCGACTACGACGACGCCTGCCGCAAGTTTGCGCTTACGCACAACATGACGGAGCTGGCGCAGCGGGCGGGTATGAAAGTTCAGATCCTGCGCAACAAGCTGAACCCGGAGCAGGTGCATCAGCTGACCGTTCCAGAAGTGCTGTTGCTTACCGATCTGACCGAAGACGCCACGCTGATGGACGGCATGCTGGCGCAGCTGCAGTGTTTGCCGTGCGTGCCGGTTAACGAGCTGGCAAAAGAGAAGTTTTCGACGTACGTGCTGAAGGCGACCGCCGAAGTCGGGCATATGGCCGCTAACGCCGCGAACCCGGAGCGTATTACAGCAACCTGCCGTCGCGGCATTCTGGAAGCCGCTAACACCGGGATCCGCTGCATGATGCTGGCCGCGCTGGCCGTGCAGAACCGCGTTCACTCCAACCCGACGTTAGCCTCAACCGTTGACGCACTCAGCGGGCTAGGTGCGTCAATCGGTATTAGCTGAGGGCGCACGATGATTTCATTCGCAGCACGCCTCAAGCGTCAGAGTCCGTCGATGTCATACGGGCATGGCTGGATTATGGGCGAGAACGGCAAGCGCTGGCATCCGGTACTGAGCCAGCAGGTACAGGTAAAAGAGCAAAGAGGCAAAGCATGGCTATCGAAGGCGATTCAATGCTGGTCGAGCTTACTGCCGGCCAACGGGTTTCGGCACTGAATCACGTTGCCTTAATCCGCGCGCAGCTGATGGGCGGCAACTGTGAAAAAGATATGGCTCGTTTTTTCACTGAAATGCGCGATGTTGAAGACCGTAATTACCAGGACAACAAGCGCGCGCTGAGCGCGATTCTCTTCCTGGCTGGCATCGGTAAGGAAAGGCACCAAGCTGAATTTAGTGAACTGACTACTGATGAAAGAAAGGCGCTTATTCGTGCAATGAATCATTTAAAAGCAGTCGTAAGTTTATTTCCGAAGCGAATGGCTCTGCCTAATTAATTAACCCCAAGCAAATAAATGGCGTAAACCCGCTGGGCATTCTTTTGCCCAAATTCAGGAGAAAGCAAAATGCGAAATATCGAAATTAAAACCTTTAACGCTGACGTTGAACAGCTGACAACACTGCTCACTGCTGCGCGTTTGGAAGAGCGCGCAGAGCGAGGATTGCTCGTAGCGCGCCGCCTGGCTGCGCTGGCCGATCAGATTGAGCGTAAATCATCGAGCCGCTTTGAGGCTATTGAGTTAATCCGCGCTGAAGCAGAGCGCTATGAGAACGAAGCTCGTGAGGCGGTGCGCTAATGGCTGACTCAATGGAAATGGCGCAGCAGCGCGCCGATGAGTTGCTGGCGCGCAATATTGCCAGCGTAGTTAACCGCCCGGTCAGCGTGGCGGCTTCATTCTGCGAAGACTGCGACGCACCGATCCCGGAACAGCGCCGCCGCGCCGTGCGTGGCGTGACTCGCTGCGTCAGCTGTCAGGACATGGCTGAACGGTACGCAAAAGTTTCAAAAGGCGGTGCGGCATGAGCACTATCCTGAAATGGGCGGGCGGCAAGACCCGCGTAATGCCGGAGCTGCTGGCGCATCTGCCAGCAGGCGATCGCCTGGTCGAGCCCTTCGCCGGTTCCTGCGCGGTGATGATGAGCACCGATTATCCTTCCTATCTGGTTGCGGATATTAACCCCGACCTGATCAACCTGTACCGACAGATAAAGGAGCACGCCCGCCCATTTATCGTTGTGGCGGCCAGCCTGTTCAATCAGAACACCACAGGCGAAAGTTATTATTCTGTCCGTGAGACGTTCAACCATAACCCGACGCTGCCCCTGCTGGAGCGCGCCGCGCACTTCCTGTATCTGAACCGCCACGGCTATCGCGGCATGTGCCGTTACAACCGTAGCGGTGAATTTAATATCCCTTTTGGTCACTATAAAAAACCATACTTTCCACTGGATGAGATTGAGGCGTTCGCCGAGAAGGCGCAGCGCGCGACGTTCATCTGCGCCGACTTTCGCGAGACGTTGCCTCTCGTAAAAGCCGGGGATGTCGTGTACTGCGATCCGCCGTATGACGGGACCTTCTCGGACTACCACACCGCCGGCTTCGGCAAAGATGAGCATCACGATCTGGTCAGCATGTTGCTCGGCGTCTCGGAGCGCTGCCCGGTTGTCGTTTCAAACAACGATACCTTCTACACCCGCAGCATCCTGCGCGCTTTCGACATCACCAAAATCAGCGTAGCCCGCTCTGTTGGCGTTGCCGCAGGTGAGGGCAAGCGCGCATCGGAAATCATCGCAGTGCGCCGCCCTGAGCCCGTGCCGGTTGTTACTGGTTTTGATCTGGCTGCAGGGGCGGACCACTCCGTGATGATGGAGGTGCAGCCATGATTGATTCTCGCTGCTTTGCGCCCGGCGTCATGAACCTTGTAACCGTTTCAGGAGGTAAGGACAGCCTGGCTGTCTGGCTGCTCGCTATTGAATCTGGCGTTGAGTTTCAGGCTGCGCATGCTGATACGGGACACGAGCACCCTCAAACCGTCGAATATCTCAATTATCTTGAGTCCAGGCTCGGCCCTCTGCGTCAGATCAGGGCTGATTTCACACAGCGTATCGTGGACAAAAGGACCTTTGTAAAAGACAAATGGCCGACTTCTCTGGTCAGGGATTTGGGATTCACTGAAACTGAAGCCGCTTCAATTGTCCGTCGCGCCCTGAATGCCCTGAAGCCTACCGGTATTCCTTTCCTTGATATGTGCATCTGGAAAGGCACATTCCCTTCAACGCAGCGCAAGTTTTGCTCTTTCGAGCTGAAACAGATCCCGATGCAGGAGCAGGTGGTAGACAGGCTGGTTGCAGAGGGTAAGCGCGTCATTACGTGGCAGGGAGTTCGTGCGCAGGAATCCGCGAGCCGTGCCGCGCTGGCTGAATGGGAAGAAGGCTTTGACCTCGGGCCGGGT